TCAGGCCTTTCCCGTGCGTCCTTTCGGCAGCTTGCTGCTGTTCTGACGCGCCCACTTCTTCACGTCGACAGCGAACCAGCGCTTCATCGCCTTCACTGTGCCGCAGGGCTGCAGCGGAGCTGGGAAGTCAGGCCTGATCGCCACGCGCTGCTCTACTGTCACATGCGAGAGCTTCAGGTACTCGCCGATCTCCTTGCTGGTCCACAGCTCATCATCAGGCGCAATCTTCGGGGCGCCGAGCTGCGCCACCAGGTCACGAATCGCGGCTGCCAGATCCTGGTCTGCCGGCTGAACATTCTGCTCCATCTCCTACCTCCAGCTTTCCCGCGCCACGTTTTGCGGGTTGTTCATTTCGTGGCGCGCGACCATCGCGGCCACCTCATCTAGCAGGGCCTCGACGCCAGCGGCATAGCTCGCCGGCTTGGCCTCAGCCCCCTTCCTCAATCGCGCGATCACATCTGCCGCTGCGCCCTGGTACTCGATCATCCCGAGCATCGTGCTCAGCAGCTCGGCCGTCTCGATGCGTCCCTGCCTGAAAAGCACCTGGTCGATGCGCTGCCCGGCCGGGGCGACCCTGACCGGCAATCCTTCCTCAGCCTCCTCGCGACTCTCCGTGATCGCTTTCCGTTCTGCTTGTGCCGGCCTGGCGAGGGTCTTCTGGCGTGCTGGCGCCGGCGGTTTGCGCTTTGCCCGATCAAGGGCTTTCCGCGCGAGCATTCCTAGAGGCTTACCCACGGCGCACCTCCGGCTTTCGCTTCACGACTCGGCTGGTGCCGTCTCTGCTGTGCACGGTGAGTGCCGCCCTCGTCACCATCGTGGAGCCATCTGCACCTAACTCGGCAACCGGAAGGCCGTACAGCGGCCCGCCAGGGGCAAGCGGGTCCGGCAGGGCGCCCGGATTCGCCTTTCTGAAGGCAATCATCCGCTCAAGAACGCACTGGAACAGCCCGCCACGCTTGAAGGTCTGTGCGCTCCGTCCGCTGAGCTGGGTTGCGCTTTCCTCGAGGCCTGCCACGAAGACCAGATAGTCCAGGGCTTCACCTGGGCCGGCTTCCGATACTTCGCCCCGGTGCGCAGGGTTCACGGAAAGGGCATCGCAGATCCCGGAGACGCCGATCATTTCCTCGATGGCCCCGCCTACCAGAACCACCCAATGGCCAATCGCTGCGCGGGCCTCGCGTCGTGTCTCGCGAGAGCGCCGCGCATTCTCGGTGAGCTCGGCGAGGCGCGACCTGGTGAACGGAAATCCGGCGCTCAAGGTCTTCGCGTGACTGCGGACCACCAGTCTGTCAAGCCGCTGCTCTTCGTCGTATTGGCGAGCGACGCGGCGGGCAATCAGAAGCTGAGACAGCAGGGAGAGCCCCGGTCGCCGCCAGATGCTGATCAGCCGCTTCAGGTGCTCAGGTTTCATCAGCACGGGAATGGCCCTCAACAACCTTGATCGAGATCGACAGGCCGGATGCTTCCGCGAAAGCGGTCAGCTCGCCGATGGTGGTCTCAGCGCGCTGCAGCGCCTTGCCCAGGTCCTGCAGGCGAGCGCCGAGCAGGAACATGGGGCTGGCGAGCGCCTGGGCGCTGGCGGCGATCTCGCCAGCCGTGCGCGCCGGCACGTGTGCATTCAGGGTCATAGGACGAACCTCTCTTGCCGCGGCGCTGGGCTGGCTGCGGTTTGGGTAGCAGGCTTGGGGCACGAGACCACCAGGGTGGCGCCGCGCATTTCGATGGATGGCTTGGCCTGGCGGCGCGCTTCGTCGCGCTGCTCGAGCGCGGTCTGGTAGAAGGCGAAGTTCGCAATCGCTGCGAGGCCGAGCAGCCAGTGCCAGAACCAGTGCTGACGGCTATTCATGGACTGCCTCCGGAATCTGTCCCTGAGACAGATTTCCACCTTGCGCCTTGGCGATCTGCTCAATGGCCAAGACCTCCAGCTTGATCCGGTAGCACTGGATCGGGAATCCATACTGGGCGCACGCGCAGCCTTCATCACTGCACGGCTCTTCACACTCCTCGATGGTCATAAGCCCGTGCTTGACCGCGAGATCTTGAATGCAGCCACCATCGAAACTGCCGCCCTCACCAGCGCCGCGGATCAGTTCCAGAGCAAAGGCCGAGATGCTGTTCACCAGTTGGTAGTGCGTTGTGTCAGGCTGCGGCGGGGTGGCGTGTACCAACCCCAGTAGGTCGCGAAGCCGCTGCAGGCGTTCTGCCGCCACTTCCGGTTGCTGGCTGTACTCGTGATGTCGTTGGGCTGCTTCGACGACAAGGCGTGAAGAGAGCTTTGGCGGGAAGATGACGCCGCCAACCATCGCCGGCTTTGCAAGCCTCCGCCAACCATCAGCCCCGATCTCACCAAACGCCTCGCGCACGTTCTGCTCAGTCATGGGCCACCTCCATATCAGGGCGAGGGAACACGTTCAGTTCGGCGTTGGCTTCGTACAGATCGGCATGGCGCCCGTCGCGGTCCTGCCAGAGGCGAACCCCCTCGGCCATGGCCTGGTCGTAGTCGGACGCATCGAAGATGTCCTCTGCGAACATAGGGCCGGTGGCGCCGCATTCGTGGCAGTAGACGAAGGCCTCGACCGACAGGCCGTCCTCGCCGTAGCTATCCATCCGGGGAGCCGCCCCGAACCCCTGGGATGCCAGCTGCACGAAAGGAACCGGCGGCCCGCCGCAGTGAGCGCAGGGCTTGAGGATCACGCGGTCGGGGCCATGCTCGCGGAGATCTGCCGCCACCCGCTCGATCTGGGCTGCGTGTTCTTCATGAGACGGCAGTTCCTGGGCGGCCTGTGGCGGCAGGTTCGCGGTGCCAGTGATCACGTCGAAGATGGAGGGCTTGGCTTCGGCCGCCTGTGCATGCTGGGTGTCAGAGGCCTCCTGCCAGATGTCCAGCAGCAGGCGTTCCTTCTGGCAGGCTTTGCAGATGCCAGGACCCCCGCAGCGCATGACTGTCCCGTCCAGGCGCGGGACAACGTGGCCATGGCCATCGTTGCCGAGCTGGGTGCGGAGCTCCTTCAGGCGGAGGAAATGGGCAGCGGGGAAGTCGTCGAGGACGTCGGCGATGACGGCGCCGCCACGACCGATGGCGATCGGAGCGCCGACCTGCAGGGCAGGGCGCATCGCTTCGAAGTTGAGGCCCAGGCCTTCGCGAAGAACAATCAGGATGCGCTCCATGATCACTCTCCAACGGCCATGGGCAGGCGGTCTTCGTCGGCGCCGTGGATGCGCTCATAGACCTCCTGGCGGTGAACGTCGAGGCTACGCGGCGCCTTCACGCCGATGCGGACCTGATTGCCGACGATGCTGAGCACAGTGACTTCAATGTCATCGCCGATGCGGATGGTTTCGCCGGGGCGGCGGCTGAGGATGAGCATGGTTCCTTCTCCTTGGGTGGCTTCCCAAAGCGCCCGGGTACCCAGGCGCTTCAGTGAAGCGGTTACTGGATGACTCGAAGTTCGTTGCGCGGAACCCAGCCTGCTGACGTCTTCACCATGCAGCCCATGAAGGCTGCGTACCTGGTGTCACGGCCGGTCTGGAATCCGTAGTAGCTGCAGTTGCCCCAGTTCAGGGCGGCATTGACAGCAGATGCGCCAAGCGCCACTAGCAGAACCAGGACAAGACTCTTCCGCGCGCGGCGCTTCATGCCTCGATCCCGAAGTCCTTCAGGCGCAGGCCGAGCTGGGTACCGATCTCGGATAGGACCTTGAGCTCTTCGGGGCTGATGTTTCCGTCGCCCTCCGCCACGGTGAGCATGTTCACGAACACCTCTTCCGCATCGAGCGGGTTGTTCTTGATGTCCGCGATCTCGCGCATGATGTTCATGCGGCCCAGGCGGAAGCCGGCCTGCAGCTGCTCGGTGAACAGGTTGACGGTGCTGGTGATCTCGGAGCCGAAATGCTCCAGGTTCTTGTTGGCGCGGATCTGAATGTCGATCTGCGCGGCTTCGTTCTTGCTGATTTCACCGTCGGCGGCGGCGACCAGCAGGCAGCCGCCTACGATCGCCTGCATCAGGTCGCGGTTCTCCAGCTTCTTCACCGCGCGCTTGGCGCCGAACAGTTTTTTACCGATGCCGAACATGGTGTTTCCTCTTGGTTGGGTGGTGGTGCGCTTTCTCCGGGCAAGCCGATCCCCTGCCGGGCTACTTGGCTTTCCGAAAATCTGTGGTAGGTGGTCACCGGACTGCGCTCGATCAGGAGCGCACGCCGCTGATCACGCGGCTATGAGTCCTGCTTCCTCGCTGCGGCGCGAGGTCTGGCGCAGCTCGCTCTTGCGCTCCGGCGGTCGACGGTCACGGCGCATAGGGTCGTCATCAAGGATCGGGTGGATTGCGGCCATGCCGGCCAGCACCATCACGCAGGCCGGGGCGATGATCTGGCGGCGGAATGCCTCCAGCACCAGGCCGCGAACAGTCTTGGCGCCCAGCTTGAACCGCGCGTCATCGAGGCGCTTCTGGACTGTCCCCGGGGAAATGCCCATCACCCGCGCGATTTCCTTCGCGCTCATCTCATCGGCGGCGAGCAGGGTCGCCTCCAACTCGCGGGGCGCGAGGCCCATGCCGAGAGTGCCTTTCCATTTGCTGGTGGTGATGGTGGTGGCGTCCATTGTGGGGATCCTCCGTTGTGATGGAGGAAAATTAGCATCGCTTTATTTTTATGTAAACAGCGCGGCTAATATTTTTTCATGAGGGCACTAAAAAGCCCGGTCATGCCGGGCTTTGGTTCATCACTTGGCCAGTCGAAGGCCTCGCTTTCTTCGGACGGTCGACCACCAGAAGACCCAGCCTAAAATGCGAATGTGCTTGGCCTGCTCTGCGGTTAACAGTTCATCCGGGAACTCATCGTCATTCTCGCTGCGTATACGGAGGCCGCCGCCAGGAATCCGGTACAAGAACTTCACGCGGAGCATCCCCTCGTGGTCGAAGGCGTAGATCTCGCCATCTTCGATATGCGTCGAGCCGCGATCGATTCCGATGGTGGCGCCATCCATGATGAGCCGTTCCATGCTGCGCCCCCTCAAGGTGGCGCAGGCTGCGTTCTTCTCCTCAACGCCGGCCTCTCTAAGTGTCGATTTCGCGAACCGCAGTAGGCGCCCCGGAACCTCTATTACCTCGGTAGCGCCGTCACCACCTGCCAACTCAACCTCCTTGTAGAGCGGTATCGCGACCTCGTCCGAACCCAAGGGTGTGCTGTCATCCCAGGCAGCCATCGTTCCGATGAGCTCAGCATTTGATTCAGCGCGCTCAGCAGGAGCGGTAGCTTCGGTTTTGGCCTGGCTAGGCTCTGCTGCCCTGGCTATATGGTCAATCTCTGCTGCAAGCCGAGGGCTTACATCGGCCGGCGCGAAATCTAGCACCTTGGCGAATTTCAAAAGGGCGTCGATGTTGAGGGGTATCTTCCCCGACATGTATTGATTCACCACGCTTTGCGCAGATGACCAGCCGCACGCCTCCCCGATGCTCTCTTGGGTCAGGCGTTTCCCAGCCTTGAGTGCCTGGGCCTTCCTCTTGACATAGATCGTCTTGAGTATGGCGGCCTCGATGCGCTCTTCGGGAGTGAGTGGTTTTCTTTGTCTGCTCATGTGCTGACTTTATTAGCTCTGCTGTAGTGTCTCAACCAGCCCCGCTTGTTTTCTGTTGCTAGAAAAATCAAGCATGGCTAATATTTGGGTGGATTCATTAGGACTGCCCAGATGAAAGACGTCCCGCTGAGTGATTTTCTGGGTGCCAAATCGTCGCACGCCAAGCAGAAAGCTTTGGCTGCCGCGCTTGGTATCACCCAAAGCGCCATATCCCAAATGGCGAGCTCTGACCGCCAGGTCTTTGTTCGCGTGGCTGGCGACCAGGTTGTAGGTGCTTACGAGATCAAGGCCGTTCCATCCGGTCGTCACCTCCCTCTCCCTCCTCCCTACTTGATCACCAATTGCGCAAACGATAACCGCACCGTCCCTGACGGTGTAGGGGCGTGAGCATGCTGTGCGGCTATCCAGTACTTCTGAGACGCTCGCTTGGTTGCTGGGATGTCACTGAATTTCCGCGCATGCGCGGACTTTCGCATGCGAAACCGGTGCTGCCGGCGGCAATTTCCTTAATCCCGATTAAAAGTCCGCACGCCGTGTACCCGCGAGCATTAGGTAACTGCGAACCGACTATTGGGGTGAGGAAGCATTGTTGGCTTCCCGAAAATATTCTCAGCGCCGGCGAGAAAACAATGAAAACAGGGGACCACGGCGGAGCAATTACATGGGAGCGCCAAGGAAAATTTTTTCGCTCTTTTTGCTTGGGTTTCAAAAAGCCTGCTGCAGGGTGCCTGTAGCCATGACTTTTTTGCCGGCTCTGGAGGCCTTGCACTTTGACCATCCGTGATACGCGCATAAGCGCCCATCAAATCAGGCCCCCATAAGGGGTTGCATATCCGTGGACTCGTGGAGGATGGGGCTTGCCCTCTGAATCGCGGCCACAAAAAAGCCCGCGTGCGACCGCGGGCTTTGAAAACTGCCACCCGTGCGACCGGGTGTACATCACATAGTCCGAAGGAGATTAGGACATGTCACGTGCTCAAGAAAGTATCAAAGCGCCGCCAGCGGCGCAACCTGAAACCGTTGCAGTCGGGTTAGCCAACAAAGGCAGCGGCGATCTGTTGGCGGTCCGTGAAGGACTTCCAGCTGTCGAGGCGCTGCGCCTGGCGCGAAATCTTGCCAATGGGTTGCAACACATCCATGAGCATCTCGGCGATGTAATCAACTTCGGCGAAGAGCTTGGCTATCTGGATGAAATGCGTGCTCTCGGCTTTCTGAGCGAGACAGTTGCAGCTCTCGTCTTCTCTGTCGAGTTGAGCCTTAAGGCTCATGGCGGTGAAGCATGAGCACTCAATGGGAAGGGCTCCTGCCGAGCCTCAATGCAGAGTTTCTGCCGATCCTCCTGAAGCAGCGTGCGCCAACTGACGATGAGGCTCAGCGCCTGAAGGCGCTCAAGCAGAAGTCGGCCGAGAACTGCCAGGTGATCCTCCGCGGTCTGGCCGCTGTCGGCGTTGCATTCGTTGAAGCCCACGAAGAGATGACCGATGCCGAGAAAGGCAATTTCGGTTACCTGGTGCAATACCTCGCACACCTCAGCGCCGACCTCGCCGACATCGAGGGGAATGCCGGCTGCTATCTGGCTACCTCGGGGGAGACAGCCAATGGCTAAGCGCACCCACGTCCAGCTGCTGGCTGACGATCTGCAGGCCTACATCGACACCATCCAGAACTTGGCTTTGGCCTTCCGTCAGGAGCTCGCGCTCGATGGCTCGGGCGCCGGGGCGCGCATGGGTGATCGCGAGAAAGACGCGATCCTTCACGCCATTGTCTGCACCAGCAAGGTAGCTGCCGAAGACCTCATCACCCTGCTGGACAAGCTGGAGGTGCCGGCATGAAGAAGAACCTTCACCCCTGGTCCAACGTGCTCCTGTGCGCTGATGACTATTGGCATGGCATGACGCCTGAGCCGGCCCACATCGAGCGCGTCCAGTCTTCCGCCCGCGACCTTCAGTACACGATTACCAACGGCCTATCTGCACTGAACGCGCTGCTTCACAACCATGACGACGCGCTGCGCGACGAGGAGGCGATGGATCTGCTGCGCCTTCTCGCCAGCCTGGGCGATGTCCTTCTTTCCCTCCGGATGTTCGAGGAGGGGACCGTAGAGATCGGCGAGCGTATTGCCAAGGGGAATCTGGAATGACCGACCTGACCATCACCGGCGGATCGGCCGCCACCATGACCAGCAGCGAACTCTTGGAGCTGGTCAACAAAGCCCGTGAGGAATTCGGCGAGTCGATCGTTCGCCGGAACGTCTTCGTTGAGCGCTGCAAGGACGAGCTCGAAGGGGAGCACTACAAAAGTTTTGTAGTTCAAAATTTGAACAACACCGAATCCGAAGAACTGGAGCTGACACGCGATCAGTGCACCTGGGTGCTGATGCGCGAATCGAAGGCTGTACGCCGGCGAGTGACTGAGCGGCTAAATCGCCCGATGACCGCTGCCGAGCAACTGCTGGCCAGCGTCCAGCTCACTGTCGATCTGGAACGCCGCCAGCGGCAGACGGAGCAGCTGCAGGCACAGCAGCAGGTTGCGCTTGAGCGCGTCGAGCAGCGGGTCGAAGACCTCTCCGAGTCTCGCGTCTGGGATCACTGCCCGCAGAACTGCATGCCCATCACCCGCATCCGCGAGGTGATCCACGAGCGGTACGGCCTGTCGGCATCCGTGGTGAACACGGTGGTACGGCAGACGCCGATCAGCCCGAAACCCTGGGGAATGGTCCGCAATGGCCATGAGGAGGCCCAGGGCAGCCAGTACGCCGTGTGGGCATCCAGCGACATCACCGCGGTGTTCCGTCGCTTCGTTTCCGAGTGCCAGATGGTCAGCGAGACCCAGGCCACCCATCCGTATGTCGAGGGCCGGTTCCGCCTGGTCCAGAAGGTGAAGCAATGAGCAAGGTATTCGACGAGCAGCAGCACATGAGCCTGATCGCCGAGGCGGCGGTGGCCTACCAGAAAGCCGAGACGCGCCGGAACTCCCTGCGACGGGAACTCAACGCGATGTACTTGACCTACTTCAGGGCTCACGGCCACCCCTATCCGGACTCCACGAAGCGCATCGACCCGGAAGACGAGGCGTTCGAGGGTGTCCTGCACTTCACCAACGCGGCTTACCGGCGCTGGGTGGATCAGCGCGACTTGACCACCCGCCTCAAGCGCAAGCTGCGGACGCTCGTCGGGCGCCTGGAGCGTGCGCAATGACCACCCAACCGAACCCCGGCCGGATCACCACCGGCCCCAACGGCCAGCCGGTGATTGCCGGGCCGTGGCCTTCCTACCGCCAATTCCGCGACCTGCCTGAGCGCGAGCGCTGGGTGCTGTATGGCCACGCCAAGGCCTGCCGCGCTGCGCTCGAAGACCAGGGATTCGTTATGGCCGAGGACTATCACGCCTTCGTCCGCCGGATCACCGAGGAGCTGGACGTATGAAGCTCAAACCTACCTTTGAAACCGACGTGTACATCTCCGATGGGGGGTACTTCGCCATCCGCCAGGAGAACTCGATGGGGGAGGAGGACACCGTCATTCTCTCGCCCGACCAGCTGCGCGCCGTGATGGCATACGCCCGCGCCCAGCTTCGTACCTCGAAGACCTGGTGGAACGCGGAGGAGGCCGACTGATGGCTCGCGCCCGCAATATCAAGCCCTCGTTCTTCAAGAACGAGGATCTGGCCGACCTGGAGTCTTCCGACCGCCTGCTGTTCATCGGTCTGTGGTGCTTGGCCGACCGCGAGGGGCGGCTGGAGGACCGGCCGCGTCGGATCAAGATCGAGCTGTTCCCGGGGGACGGCTATGACGTGGAGACTGGCCTGGTGAACTTGGCTGGCAAGGGGTTCATTGATCGCTATGAGGTGGATGGCTATGTGGTCATCTCCCTGCCGAATTTCCTTCGCCACCAGTCGCCGCACAGCACTGAAAAGGACAGCGAGCTACCCGACTGCAACGGTTATCTAACCGTGAATGAGCGTGTACGGGGGAAGGTAATTCCGGGTAAGCAACGGTATGTGCATGCGGCAACAGGCTTCTGCATACCTGCCAATAACAGTGAGTTAACTGTTAAAGCACCCGATAAGCCTGCGACGGAAACGGTGGGTGCATCCACCCATAACGCCCTGAATCCTGATTCTCTGAATCCTGATTACCTGAATCCTGAAGAAGAGAAAGAGCCTCTTGGTGTTTCTGGCGAAACACCTACGGCACCAGCGAACCAGCCGGGCCAGAAGTTGGCCAAGTACTCCGACGACTTCGAGTCGTTCTGGCGTGAGTACCCAAAGCGCGACCGCTCCGCATCCAAGCCGGACGCCTGGAAGGCCTGGGGTGCTCGTCTGAAGGAGGGCGTCTCCCCGCAGGACCTCATACGCGCGGCTGCCAACTACCGCGCCGACCAGTTCGCCAAGGGCAAGGTCGGTACCGAGTTCGTGAAGCTCCCGGCCACCTTCCTCGGTAGAGGCGAGCACTGGAAGCCGTACCTGGGCCAGCAGCCAGAAGCCCAGGCCGCGGCCCAGCAGAGCGCCGTCCTCTCGGTTCCTACCCATTCGCAGGAGATGTACCCCAATGACAATTTCTAAGTTCCGTCCTGCTCCGCGAATCGCCGAGCAGCATGAGGTGTGCTGCCGCGCTGGCCGCGGCCACAAGAACTACGACGAGCAGCTGGTCGAGCTGTTCGGTGGTGGCTGGTACCGCACCGAGTGCCCGGCTTGCCAGTGGGAACTGCTGTACAACAAGCCCAAGGAAGACGAGCGCCGCCAGGCCGCCGAGAAGGCTGCTGCCGAGCACGAGTTGAGCCAGGACCTGATCGCCACCGGCATCACGCCGCGATTCCGCGGCTGCACCTTCGACAACTTCCTCACCGATGGCGGCGATGCCGGCAAGACTCGCGCGCTGAGCATCTGCCGTGGCTACGCCGAGAAGTTCGCCGAGCACTACCGCAACGGCCGCGCCCTGATGCTGCTGGGGGAGATCGGCAACGGCAAGACTCACCTGGCCTGCGCGATCCTGCAGCACATCGTCCGCGAGGAGCAGGCCACGGGCTTGATCGTCACCGCCGAGGCGATCATCCAGGGAGTGACCGACAGCTTCCGGCAGAACGCCAGCCACACCAAATCCCAGCTGCTCCAGGAGCTGGCCGAGGTGGACCTGCTGGTGATCGACGAGGTGGGCATGCACACCCCTCGGGCAGGGCGCGACTTTGCCCCCGGCCTGCTGCACGAGGTGATCGACCGCCGGTATCAACTGGTTCTGCCCACTGTGCTGGTGAGCAACCAGACGCGCGAGCGCCTGCCCGAGTTCATCGGTCCGCGCGCCGCCGACCGTCTGCGCGAGAACGGCGGCCTGCTGGCCCCATTCACTTGGCGGTCGGCTCGCGTCGGAGGTGTCGCATGATGGACCGCTATCCCGATGAACATCTGTTCGAGGCCGTCGTGGACGACTCCAAGCTGTACAGCTACGAATCCGAATACGCCGTGATCGGGTCGATGATCAAGCAGCCCGAGCTGGTTGATGACCTCAGTGGACAGCTGGTGGTCTCGGATTTCCACCACCCGGCCTGCGCCGAGCTGTTCGAGCTGCTGGTGGCCATGCGTAGCCAGGGGCGCGCGATCGACATCGTGACGCTGTACGAGGCCAGATCGCACCTGGCCGATGGGCAGAACGTCCTCCAGGTAGCGGCGAAGCTGGCGGATAACACCCCGAGCACAGCCAACGCCGGCGCTTACGCCAGGACGGTCAAGCAGCGCTCGGTTGCCCGCCGCGTGATCGCCGCCGCGCAAGTCATGAGCCAACGTCTGATGGATGGTGAGCCCCTGGATGAAGTCCTGAGCCAGGGCCAGCAGGCATGGCTTGCGCTGGAGGCAGAAGGGACCGACAGCCGGAAGAAGTACCGCTTCATCAGCGACGTGCTTCCCGAGGCTGTGGATGGCATCGACAGACGCTTCAACCGCCAGGTGAGCCTTGGCTATGACACCGGCCTGCCATCGCTGGACGAGTTCATCCCCGGCATCTGCCCTGGCCACATGGTGGTGGTCGCTGGCGAGCCCGGCAGTGGAAAGACCACTCTGGGCCTCGGACTGGCCGAGCGGGTGGCGTTGCACAGCGGTGACGTTGCGCTGGTCTTCAGCCTGGAGATGACCGATGTGGAGCTGACCAACCGGGCGCTTGCCTCGGTGGGCAGCGTTCCGCTCAAGCACATCAGCGAAGGCCACTCGATGACAGGCTCCGATTTTACAGGCCTGACCGGCGCGGTCGCGAAGCTCAACGATGCCCCGCTGATCCTCTGCGACGACGCCTCCCTGACCCTGCGCGAGATTCGCCAGATCTGCCGCACCGTGAAGCGCGAGCATGGCCTTGGGATGGTGGCGGTGGACTACATCGGGCTGATCAAGGGCGAGCAGAAGAACGCGAGCCGCTATGACGTGGTGACCGAGATCAGTAAGGGTATGAAGCGCCTGGCCAAGGAACTCGGCGTGCCGGTGGTGGTGCTGGCCCAGCTCAACCGCGGGCCAAAGGCGCGCGCGAACAAGCGCCCCACCAAGAGCGACCTGCGTGACTCCGGCCAGATCGAGGCCGACGCCGATGTGGTGGTGCTGGTACACCGCGACAACGACAGCCCTGCGGGGCAGGCCGGCGTAACCGAGCTGATCGTCGACAAGAACCGCCACGGCCCCACCGGCATTGCCCACGTCCAGCACCAGGGGCACTTCCATCGGTTCGTTGAGCTGGCCGGCGGCTATATGCCCAGCGACGAAGAGCTCGAGATGGCTCGGCCGTACAAGGGCCGCCAGTACGGAAAGGGGAAAGCAGCATGAGCATCGAGAACAAACTCCCGGAGCAACTCCCCGAATCGCTCGAGGTGTGCAGAGAGCTCATGGAACGACTGACCGCAGACTGCAACCGCGTGCGCGACCAGATCGAAGAGTCCGATGCACTGTGGAAAGCCACGGGGCGGCCTCAGAACCCGCTCTGGTACCGCAAGGCGAAGTCCGCGCTGCGTTGGATGAACCGCGACAGGATGCGCCTGCAGGACCACCTTGCCCGGCTCCGAAAGGCCGCAACCGCCAAAGGCAACCAGGATGAGAACCGCCTGCTGATCCAGGCTCTGCGTGAGCACGTCAGCCCCGAGGTGTTCCAGTCCTGCGTCGACAAGGCCCGTGCGCTGGCAGGCGGGGAGTTTCTCGATTTCAAATCGCGAAACCCCGACGAGGTGCAGGCATGACCGCCTCGACCCAGTACGTTCGCTTCAGCGACGCGGAGATCCGCCGGCAGGCCCAGGGCACGGCGAAGACACTACGCGACGCCCGCTACCCGGCGCTGCGCTTCCGCTTCCACCAGGACCGCTCCCGTGGTTCATGGCACGTCGTGGTCGGCGGCGTCTGGGGGAAGGCCGGGAGTTATCCCGACCTGCTGGCCGGCGCCATGGTCGACGTGCTGCCCCAGTTGGTGGCCAGGCGCACGGCAGAGCCTGATGGCGCCGCCACTGCCCAGGCCTTTACCACCGTGGGCCAGGTGCTGGAATGGCAACTGGCTCGGCAACTGACCAACCGCTCGCTGTCGGCCAAGCGCAAGGCCGGGGTGAAGTCGATGATTCGCCGGCACCTTCTGCCACGCCTGGTCGATCTCCCGGTGTACGCCGCCACCAAGGTCGTGCTGGACCGCGTGCTGTTCTGGCCCCTGCAGGAGCAGTACTCGCCGGGCTACGTGCGGCAGGCCTACGGCATCCTCATGGGCGCCATGCGGCAGGCTCACCGCCTGGAAGTGATCCATTACAACCCCATGGGCTCGATGCGCTTCACCGACTTCGTGCGCGGGAAGATCCCGCCGAAGCCTGCTGGTCTCCGCCCGGATGGAACAGGCCAGCTCCTTGGCCAACTCGCCGAGCACTACGGCAAGGCCCCTGCGGGAGCGCTGGTGGCCCTGCTGATGCTTTGCCATGGCACCCGGCTCGGCGAGACCCGTTCGGCGCGCTGGCGCGATTTCCGGCTGGAGGATGGGCTGTGGACGATTCCGGCACGGGACACGAAGACCCGCAGCGAGCATCAGCTACCGCTGACCCGCCAGGTGCTGGCCTTGCTCCGCGCCCACCGTGAGTACCAGCAGCGCCGCGGCATCACCTCGGTGTTCCTGTTCCCCGGCGCCCGAGGCAAGCCGATCTCAGCCAGCCAGGCCACCGTTCTCTTCACGGCCATCTCCGGTGGCGAGTGGAGCAGTCACGACCTGCGCAAGCTGGCCCGCACGTCCTGGACCGAACTGGGCGTGGATCACCTGATCGGGGAGATGCTGCTGAACCACGTGATGAAGGGGGTGGCGGCGGCTTACATCCAGACCCAGGCCAGCGAGCGTAAGCAGGCCGCTCTGCAGCTGTGGCACGACCACCTCGACACCCTCGGTTTCCAGCGCATCCACGGTGAGACAGAGCCGGGACGCGCTCCCACCGATAACCCCATGCAAGCCAGCAGCGCAGCCGCTGCCGGCGCTTTTTAGGTTCTCGAAAGATGGAGGAACCAATGAGCCAAGTGACCCCGCTGTTCCCTCAGAAGAACCTGCAGCCGCTGGAGCGTGTGATGCTCAAAACGGCCGCCAAGGAGTTCGCCCTGGATCGACTGGCCGGCGTCGGCGCGCTGACCTGCCTCATGCACATGGTGGTGGACTGGCATAGCAGTCGCGCCGAGCAGGGCTTCACCGAATACGCCCAGGCCTGGATCGCCCAGGGCAACATCAAAGGCGGCAAGGGGGTGGAAGCGCTGATGCGCGACCTGTTCGGCTGCCATGAACCGCAACCGCCCAAGGGGGCCGCATGACGGGAATCTATCGAGACGTGCTGCCGGCGATCGTGCGAGTGCTGGCCGCTGACGTGATCGACAACACGGCAAAGCAGAGCTGGCAGAAGCTCATCGACCGCAAGGTGGATGGCGGGTACCGCGCGCTGCTGTCGGCACAGGACCAGTTCGAGTTCGATTGCATGCTCCACGCGCTGCTCCATCGAGAGCTCACCCAGGCGGAGTGGGATGTCTTGTACGCGCGCTACTCGACCCACAATGGGCGCCGCCTCAACGCGGTCGGCCGGATGGTGCCGAGGGTCACCAGCCCGGCGCCGCGCGTCTTCTTGACCTACGCGGTGACCAGTTGGTGCATCCCGAAGCTGAAGGGGAAGGATGGCAAGCGCTCCACCGATGTCCTGGTTCTGTCGGCGAAGTGGTACGACATCAACCAGTGGGACACGGAGGCGCGGCCTGACTCTACTCGCAGCCGATGGCGGCGTGATATCTGGAAGGCGCTGGATGCCATCGAGGAGCAGGCGATCGTTCGCGTGACCGAGATTCTGGAGCGGGAGAAGTTGGTCGAAGTCGCTTGACTCTTGTGAGCGTTTGAGCGAAATTCACCACATCTGCTGATCCGTGCGCGTCGCACAGACCGGCAACAAAAAACCCGGCCACTGAGCCGGGTTTTTTCGTTTCAGTCGATCAACTCGCCTTTGAAGTAGTGAGAGACCTGATCCGATCCGTCGCCCGTGGAGCTAGCCCAGGCGCGGGCGAATACCTGCATCTCACTCGGGCCCGGTTCTTCAAACCAGGTCACGATAAGTTCGCCCTTGTCGTCCTCCACCTTGAGCGCTTTGCTGCGAAGCTCGCCCACCCCAAGGATGTCCGCGAGAGCTTGGGCGTAACCAACGACCCTCAGCAGGCGGTCATTGCGATCCGTCTTGCGTTCATAGTTTTCTACCGCGATCTCTTTCATGCCGCCTCCACATTGATTGTGATCCGCTGACCGAGCGCTTTCAGTGCCGTCTCGACCTGTTCGATCTTCGAATTGTGCTCGAAGTCGACCAGGCGCGAGGCGGTAGGATGAGAGACGCCTAGCAAGCGCGCCAGGTCCGCGACGCGAAGCCCCTGATGCACCATGGTGTTCCAGAGCACAGCTTTCGCTACTACCTGGATCGGCTGATAAACAACCTGCTGCCAGCCGTTCTCCGGATCGCTGGCCGCCGGGATCTCACGGCCCTGGTCGACGTAAATGGAGAGAGCCAGCTGAATGCCTTCCTCGGCGTTCGCCAGCAGCTCCTCGATGGTGTCGCCTGCGCTGTGTGCTTCAGGCAGGTCTTTGCAGGACGACCAGAAGTGGCCGTTCTCTTCGTGCACGGTGATCGGGTAGTTGACCATGGTCTTCTCCGGGTTGTGGGAGCTGATGCCGTTGAGTTCCGGAAGACCCGGCCTCAATCCTTGAGGCCGAGCTGTTTGATGATGTCCTTCCTGAGTCCTTCGCCGATTTCCTTGGCGCCGTGGTTCGGGAAGATTGTCTGTCGGTCCTTGTATCGAATCTTGAAGTGACTCCCTTTCGCTGACTTCGAGAACTCGACCCCTTGGGCCTCCAGCCACCGCCGGAACTCGCTGTACTTCATCAACCCTCCTTTGTCGTGTTGATGGGTTCAGTATAAAGCATAAGTGCTTAATTGCAACAGAAGTGCTTAATTAATTCGGCCTCGCCTTGTGCGGGGCCTTTTCGTTTCTGGCCCGCGTCCGCTGGCCCTATAGGGAGAACGCCATGGCCGAGCCGAGTAGTGGGGCAGTCGTGGGTACCGCCGTCGTCGGACTTGGAACTGCCTCGCTGTTCCCTGGCGTGGATCTGAATGCAGTGATCGGCGCCTTTGCCGGTGCGCTGTTCTTCGTGCTGTACGCCCGAGACCTGACCACCAAGGCCAGGGTCGGCTATCTGCTGGTGTCCTGGGTTGGCGGCTACTACGTCGCGGCCGAGGCCGTTGGGCGTGCATGGACCGAATACTCTGGGCTTCCTGCTCTGGTCGCCGGCGCGTGCATCGTCACCGCATTGATCGGCGTGCTGGAGTGGATGGTCGGCGGCAAGGCTCCGACCTGGTTGCGCACGGTGTTCGGCTTCTTCACTGGAGGTCGGAAAGATGGCAGTTGATCCGGTAACCCTGCTCGCCGCGCTTGTGTGCGGGGCTATCTGCGTCCGCATCGTCACCTATCGCCGTGGTGAGGCGACGTACCGCCTGGGCGTCTCACTGTGCGCATACGTGCTCGCAGCTGGTTCTGGTGCCCAGGCAGTGCAGATCATGTTCGGCGCACTGCTGGCTCGTCCTGTTCCGGCAGTCTCGCCCTGGTTGCTGATGGTGTTGCTGGTCATCCTGGTGCTGACCATCCGCGCGAACGGTAACGTGGCCAGGATATGGAGGTTGGGCTGATGCCTCGCCGTCCTGCTAAGCCATGCGCCTTCCCTGGATGCAACGTGCTGATCCGCGATAGTACGCACTGCGCCACGCACGCCCCTATCGCAGCAGCGCAACGGGCCAAGCACCTGCAGAAGGTGCACGCCCGGTACAACCAAGATCGCGACGAGTCGGATGCCTTCTACAAGACGGAGCGGTGGAAGCGGCTCAGTGCTCGGTTCAGGCGCCTTCATCCGATCTGCCAAGAGTGCGACGAGGCGGCGAGTCAGATCACTGACCACATCAAGGCGCGCAAGACGCACCCCGAGCTGAGCCTGGTGTGGTCGAACCTCCGTGCCCTCTGCCGGACCTGCCATAACCGTGTCGGGGAGCGGGTGGACAGGGTCACCGCTCCGCCGCCCGCCCAGACGCGCCCCGTGCCCCGTATTGGTGCGTTCAAGCGTGCGGGGGAGGGGGAGGGCTGAAAGTTCTCAGCTCTACATGCCCGAACGACGGGGGGAGCCAAGTTTACGCGCCCGCGAAATTAAAAAATCAGGAGTGGCGGAATGGCAGGCGTCGCCAGAGTGGCCGGCCGTGGCCGGAAGCCCAAGCCGACAGCCAAGAAAGCTCTAGCCGGCAACCCTGGCAAGAGAGCGCTGAACAAGGATGAACCTCAGTTCTCCGAGGTGACGGACATCGACCCACCAGGGCACCTTCCGAATAGGGCCGCCGGGATGTGGGCGATGATCGTGCCGGAGCTGCTGCGCGCCGGCGTGCTATCCATCACTGATATGCATAACGTCGAGGCCTTCTGTGTGGCCTACGACAAGTGGCGGATGGCGGAGGAGGAAGTGCAGAGCTCTGGTATCACCGTGCTCAGCGCCCAAGGCAGTCCAATGAAGAACCCAGCCCTCACAGCGGCAAACGAAGCGATGCGCCAGATGGTGACCTTCGGCTCGCTGCTAGGCCTTGACCCCTCCAGCCGGACCCGGCTGATTGGCGGCAACAAGAAGCCGGAGGCGAACCCCTTCGCTGATCTACTGAGGTAAGCAATGGCAAAGGCCGCCTGCGCCAACGTCGACAAGGCGATGGCTTGGGCGAAGACCGTCCTCAAGGGGAAGGTTCCTGCCTGCCGCTATGTGCACCAGGCGATTGAGCGTCACTTCGCCGACCTCAAGGCGAGTCGCCAGAAGAGTTACCCGTTCTACTTCGACCCGGAAGCCGCTGAGAAGAAGCTGAAGCTCATTCAGCTCATGCCTCACACCAAGGGCGAATGGGCGCGCCTGAAGCAGACGATCTCGCTTGAGCCGTGGCAACTGTTCGGCATGGCGGTGACGTTTGGCTGGAAGCGCAAGGCGGATGGGTTCCGCCGCTTCCGCGAAAGCTACTGGGAAGTGCCGCGGAAGAACGGCAAGTCGGTTATCGCTGCCGGCACCGGCATTGCGATGTTCGTCGCCGATGGGGAGTTCGGCGCCGAGGTGTACAGCGGCGCCACTACGGAGAAACAGGCCTGGGAGGTCTTCCGTCCGGCGCGACTGATGGTGATGCGCTCGCCGCTGCTGATCGCTGCTGCAGGCATCGAGGTGAACGCCTCGAACCTGAACACACCTGCCGACGGTGGGCGCTTCGAGCCAATCATCGGTGACCCTGGCGACGGTGCATCGCCTTCCTGCTCGCTGATCGACGAATTCCACGAGCACGACAACGCCGGCCAGTACGACACGATGCTGACCGGTATGGGCGCGCGCCGTCAGCCGCTGATGTTCATCATCACCACTGCCGGCGCCAACATCGAGGGGCCGTGCTACGACAAGCGTCGACAAGCCATAGAGATGCTGTCCGGGGTGGTTCCGGATGATGAGCTGTTCGCCTGGATCTGGACGCTGGATGAGGGCGACGACTGGACCGACCCCAAGAACCTGGCCAAGGCCAACCCGAACATCGGTGTCTCGGTTTACCGGGAATACCTGGAAAGCCAGCTCGCTCGCGCCATCCGCTCGCCGCGGTTCACCAACACGTTCAAGACGAAGCACCTCAACGTTTGGGTGTCGGCGAAAACCGGCTTCTTCAACATGGTGTTGTGGAAGGCCTGCGAGGACAAATCGCTGACGCTGGAGCAGTTCACCGGCGAGGAGTGCGTGCTTGGCCTTGACCTGGCTCGCAAGCTCGACCTGAACAGCATGGCCCGTCTCTTCTGGCGGGACATCGATGGCAGGCGGCACTACTACTGCGTGGCTCCGCGCTTCTGGGTCCCAGAAGATCGGGTCTACGACGAAGACAACAAGCGCATGGCTGAGCGCTTCCAGGCCTGGCACAACTCCGGCCATCTCTACGCCACATCAGGGGCGGAAGTGGACTACCGCGAAATACTCGCGGAGACCCTGGAGGCGAACTCAATCAGCCCGGTTCGTGAAAGCCCGATCGACCCGTTCGGCGCCACTGGCCTCAGTCACGAACTGGACGACGAGGGGCTGAGCCCCGTGGTCATCACCCAGAACTACACGAACATGAGCTCCCCGATGAAGGAGCTCGAGGCAGCAATCGCCTCTGGCCGGTTCCACCACGACGGCAACCCGATCATGACTTGGTGCATGGGCAACGTGATCGGGAAGTTCCTGCCTGGCAACGACGATGTCGTTCGCCCGATCAAGCAAGGCGAAGACAACAAAATCGACGGTGCTGTGGCGCTGATCATGGCCGTCGGGCGCGTGGTCGCCCAGGAGCAGCCGGAAGAAACTCTCTCCGATCACATCGTGAAGCACGGTATCAGGAAGCTCTGATGGGAATTCTCAAAAAGCTGGGCCAGTGGTTCGGCAAGGGCTCCGACCCGCTGATCATCGACACGCCCGAAAAGCTCGCCCAGGTACTGGGTGTGGCCTACGAAACCGAGTCAGGGCAGCGGGTGACCACCACCACCGCGATGCAGCAGACGGTGGTCTACAACTGCGTGCGCGTGCTGGCGGAGTCGGTCGGGATGCTGCCCTGCAGGTTGTACAAGCAGACGGAGCGTGAGCGCCTGCCGGCCGTGAACCACCGACTCTACGACGTTCTTGCGGTGGCACCGAATGGCTACATGACTGCCCAGGAGTTCTGGGAGCTCCTTGTGGTCTGCCTGTGCCTGCGCGGCAACTTCTACGCCTACAAGGTCATGGCGCTCGGCAACGTCGTGGAACTGCTGCCGATCAATCCGGCTTCCGTCACGCCGAAGCTGAAAGACGACTGGACGGTGGAGTACCAGGTCGACTTCAAGAGCGGATCGCGCACGCTGACACAGGATGAAATCTGGCATGTCCGGCTCTTCACCCTGGACGGACTCAATGGGCTGAACCCCATCGCCTATGCCCGCCAGGCCATCGGCTTGGGCCAGGCCATGGAGCGGCACGCCTCCAAGCTCTTCTCCAACGGCGCCGTCACCTCCGGCGTCCTGAAGACCGACCAGACGCTAAGCGACGAAGCTTTCGCACGACTCTCGGAGCAGTTCCAGAGCGAGCACATGGGCACGGCCAACGCCTACAAACCCATGATTCTGGAGATGGGGCTGGACTGGAAGCCGATCAGCCTCAACGCCCAGGACACGCAATTCATCGAGTCGCGGAAGCTGACCGACGCGCAGCTGTGCGGTCTCTTCCGGGTGCCGCCCCACCTGGTGGCCAGCCTCGACAAGATGACCATGAACAACATGGAACAGATGGGCATGAGCTTCGTGAACTACGCGCTCGTGCCGATCCTGACCCGCATTGAATCGCGCATCCGCGTCGGCCTTCTCAGCGAGAAAGACCGGAAAACACACTTCGGCAAGTTCAACGCCGGCGCCCTGATGCGCGGCGACCTCAAGGGGCGTTACGAGTCCTACGGCAAGGGCATCCAGTGGGGAATCCTCAGCCCGAACGATTGCCGAGAGCTGGAAGATTACAACCCCCGCGAAGGCGGCGACATCTACCTGACCCCCATCAACATGACCACCAGCCCGGAGGCACCCGATGCTGACAAAACAACGCCTTGATGTGCCGCTCACCATCAAATCGGTGAGCGACACGGGCGAATTCGAAGGCTATGGGTCCGTGTTCGGCGTGGTCGACAGCTACGGCGATGTGGTGGTACGCGGCGCCTTCGAGGCGTCTCTGGCTCGGTGGAAGGAAAAGGGCAGGCTCCCGGCGATGCTCTGGCAGCACGACAGCGCCGAGCCCCTTGGTCCCTACACCGAGATGCGCGAAGACGACAACGGACTCTATGTGAAGGGCCGGCTGCTGATCGACGACGATCCTCTGGCGAAGCGCGCTCACGCACACATGAAGGCCGGCAGCCTGTCTGGCCTGTCGATCGGCTACATGCTCGATGACTACGAGTACGACAAGGAGAAGGGCATCTGGCTCCTGAAGGCGATCGACCTCTGGGAAGTCTCCCTGGTCACCTTCCCGGCCAACGACGAAGCCCGCATCTCCGACGTGAAAAGTTTGCTGGCACGCGGCGAGACGCCGCCGCCGAGCAAGGTGGAGCGAGCCCTGCGCGAAGTTGGGTTCTCTGGCTCCCAAGCCAAAGCCTTTATGGCCAAAGGCTACAGCGCTGCCTGCCCGCGTGATGCGGACGCCGGCGCCGCGCTCGACTCCCTGAAATCCCTAATGACTCGCATGTGAGGAGAACCCCATGCCCGCTGATATTCAAGATGTAAAGCAGGTTGCTGAAGAGCTCGGCGCCAAGTTCGACGAGTTCAAGCAGAAGAACGACAAGCGCGTCGACGCCCTGGAGGCCGAGAAGGGCAAGCTGGTCGAGCAGGTCGACGGTCTGAACGAAAAGATCGGTGCGCTCGACGAACTGAAGAGCGCTCTGGAGAAGGAGATCGCCGGCCTGAAGCGCCCGGATGGCACCGGCACCAAGGCCGCGAGCGAGCACAAGGCCGCGTTCATGCAGTTCGTGCGCAAGGGCGTCGACACCGGCCTTGGCGAACTGCAGGCCAAGGCGCTTCAGATCGGCGTCGATGCGGACGGCGGTTACGCCGTGCCCGAAGAGCTCGACCGCAACATTATCGAGCTCCTGCGCGACGAGTCGCCGATGCGCCAGGTGTGCAACCAGATCACCGTCGGTACCCCGGACTACAAGAAGCTCGTGAACCTGGGTGGCGCCGGCGCCGGCTGGGTCGGTGAAACCGCGCCGCGCCCGGAGACCAATACCCCGACTCTGGCGCAGATCGCTGCCTTCATGGGCGAGCTCTACGCAAACCCGCAGGCCACCCAGACCAGCCTCGATGACATGTTCTTCGATGCCGAGGGCTGGCTGAACGGCGAGGTGGCCCGCGAGTTCTCCGAGATGGAGGGCAGCGCCTTCCTGCTCGGCAACGGTACCAACAAGCCCAAGGGCGTGCTGGCCTACCCGCTGGCTGTGGCCACCGACAAGACTCGCCCCTACGGCACCCTGCAGAAGCTGATCAGCGGCAGCGCTGGCGCGTTCAATGGCGACAAGCTGATCGACCTGGTTCATGCCCTCAAGGCCGGCTACCGCAGCAACGCCACCTGGATGATGAACAACCTGAGCGTGGCCTACGCCCGTAAGTTGAAGGACAGCGAAGGCAACTACCTGTGGCGCCCCGGCCTGGAGGCCGGCCAGGCATCCAGCCTGCTGGGCTACGGCATCACCGAGAACGAGGACATGCCGGATATCGCGGCTGATGCCAACGCGCTGATGTTCGGTGACTTCAAGCGCGGGTACACCATCGTGGATCGCATCGGCACCCGCGTGCTGCGCGACCCCTATACCAACAAGCCCTACGTTGGCTTCTACACCACCAAGCGCGTCGGCGGCATGCTCGTCGACTCCCAGGCAATCAAGGTTCTCACCTTGTCCGCAGCCTAACCTGGGTGGCCGGCTTCGGCCGGCCCCTCCCTGGAGGAAATCGCTATGCCTTTGATTCACGTCGAGGAGGCTTTCCCCTTCTCTCCGGACGGCAATGAAGTCGTCACTGTCGAGGTCGGCGAGCAGGATGTGTCCGAACGCTGCGCGCTGGTCGCGGTGGAGCACCTGCAGGTGGCCTGGTTGGTCGATGGCGCCGGCACGGAAACCAACCCGCTGAAGATGAACGTCACTGACCTGAAGGCCTGGCTCACCGCCAAAGGCATTGCCTTCGATGCCGGCGCGAACAAGGCCGCGCTGCAGGCCCTGGTCCCGAAAGATGATTGATCTCGCCGTGGTCAAGGCGCACCTGCGGGTTCGCCATTCCGAGGATGACACCTACATCCAGGACCTGATCACGGACGCCGTCGACACCTTCAACGCCCGTACCAACCGGACCCTACTGGCTGCCGATGCGCAGCTGCCGGAGCCGGTAGGTAATGCCATTCGCATGACCGGCTCGATTCGCCGTGGCGCGCTGCTGTTGATTGCGCACTGGTATTCGAACCGCGAGACGGCGGTGATCGGCACCATCACATCCGAACTCCCGATGGCGACGCAATACCTCTGGGAGTCTCACCGCTGGATCAATGTGCGCTGACGCGCCGCCAGCCACTGTAGGAGCAAAATATGGACCTCAAGGCCACTCAACCAGTGTACCGCGGGGGCAAGCTGATTCAGCCCGGCGAGCCGATCAACACCACCGTCGAGGATGCGGCGACCCTGATCGCGGAAGGCAAGGCGCGTGACGCGAGCGCCAAGAAGTCGCTCGCCAAGCCGACGCGAACTGTCGCCCAGCCCGAGAAGGCGGAGTAAGTCATGCGCGCAGGCAACCTCGACACACCGGCCGACCTGCTGACGCTGGGCGCCGACCTGGTGGCCTGTAAGCTCGACTGGATCTGGTGCGGCATCCAGACCAAGGAGAACGCCGAGCCACCGTTCCCGACCGGACTACGCAGCCCGGCGAAGATCGCTATTCGCGCCTGGTGGGACTCTCGCATCCAGCAGGGGCGCTACCTGCTCGCTGACGGGCGCCTGTTCCATATCGACAGCGCTCGCGACTTCACCGGCCGCCGCGCCGAGTTGGCGATCACGGCGACCGAGCTGATCGGCGAAGCTGCCGAGTATCGCGCCGAAGGAGCTCCACCCAGGGCGTGCCGGGTGTTCATGAATTACGACGCTCTCACTTCGGACGAGATTGGGCGCGATACCGGTTACCGCATCCGCGGAGAGGTGGCGTTGATCGAAACGGGCAGGGTGCAGGTGGACGATCGGCTGAAGGTCGCTGGCGTCGACTATGTGGTGATCGACTATGCCAATGACACCGACGACGGCATCGTTCGCGGCGTCTGGCTGGAGCCAGTCCAATGATGAGAGTTCGATTGGTCGGTGTCACCGCTGCTGAGGAAACGCTGAAGCGCATCGGGAAGAAGCTCGACCCCGTGCTCCGCGGCGCCCTCAATACGACGGCCACCCAGGTCCGGAAGCAGCGATACAACGCTCCACTGCGTGCATCGTTCCCCAGCGGGTTCATCAACAAGGCCATCGTCATCAAGCGGGCGAACAGCAAGCGCCGGGATGCGCGGCTGATCCCATCCTCGTCCGGCGTCCAGGTCACGCAGTACAAGCACTGGACCTTCATCAGGATCGACCGCACTCGCGCTCGCATCGTGGTGACGGGGCCGTACGGCAAGAAGCTCGCGGCAGGCTTCGTCAACCCGGAAGGTCGGAAGCGGTTGCCGCTGTCGACGCGAAGCAGCAAGGCGCGAGTACTGAAGAACCCGAGCAAGAACCGGACGCCGCATATCAAGAACTACGTCTATGCCCACCCTCTGGGCGAGGCCATGGGGCCGTCGGTGGCGCACTGGTTCAAGGTACTCACCACGCCAACGACCATTCGATGGACGAACGTCTTCCTGCAACAGGAGCTCTGGCGCCGGGTGCGCATAGAGATCGCCAAGACCCGCTGAGGCCCCCCATGACACGAACCAAAGCCAGCCAGGTCGCTAAGGACCTGCGCGAGCGCCTGGGCGAGATTCACCCGAACAATGGCTACCTGACCGCGATCAAGCGCGTGTATGGGCCGACCGAGCGCGTCAACGATACCGATCCGAAGCCCTATCTGTTGGTGCGGCCCGTGAACGATTCGCGCACCGGCGCGGCGAAAACCCAGGCCGGCCGAGTTCGCCTCTTCGAGATCGAGGCGAGGTTCGGCAAGAGCGCGGACGAGGAGGAGTTGGACGATATCCACGTCGACGTTCTTCGAGCCCTTGGCTTCGGCCATGAGGCGGAGGACCGGAAGTTCCCCGGTCTCGTCGAGGACGAGGATCAGGCGGTGCAGGAGTTCGCCGCAGAGGGCCGCAACTACCACACCACCACCATCACCATCGGCGTCTTCTACGTCGAGACCTACAACTGATAGGCCGCTGGCCACAGGAGACACCCATGCTCTACACGCAACTGTTCCGCGGCATCACCAGCGTCGCGCCCTATCCCTCGAACGTGTTCCAGGAGCTGTTCAAGCTGCAGACCACCAGCGCTGAACCGCAGAGCACCGAGATCACCATTCCCGACCCGACCCGCCTCGGCCTTCCGGAGCTGGACGGCGTGACCTCGATCTCCGGCATGAACATCACCGGCGAGGCGGTCGACTTGTCGCCGGCAGCCGCCGCGGTGCTGATGTACGGCTCGGTGGAGAAGGTCCCGGCCGGCGACGTGGACGAGGAGGTCCAGGATGCCTACGTGGACCGGATCATTCGTCTGGCCCACATCCCCCTCGTCGTCGGTGCTGTCACTGGCGCCGGCGGCACGCCGACCTACGTGCGCGGTGTGGACTACGCGGTCACCCCTGGCGGTATTCGCGTGCTCAAGGGCGGCACCCTGGCCACGGCGATCAACGCCACCAGCGCACCGGTCGATGGCGGCCTGAAGCGCCTGCCCATCGAGATCAGCTACAGCTACCCGACGGTGGATGTGATCAAGGCCTTCGTTACCACCCGCCGCTTCTATCGGGTGATGTTCGAGCAGATCAACGAAGGCGGCAACGGCGAGAAGCGCCGTATCACCTGCTACTACGCACGGATCAGCCTGAACGGTGGCGTGCCGCTGAACCAAGGCACCGAATTCGGCACCATCCCGGTACAGATCACCTTGCTGCCGGACCCGAATATCTACGAGCCGGGCGAGGCCGCGATCTGGGGCTGGGAGGTTCAGGACACTGAGGCGGCCTGACGCCTGGTCGAGGATTCGGGTACAGTCCCTCCCAGCTCAACTGGGAGGGATACCGAATGCAATGCCCGAAATGTGGACATGAGCCAACGCTGAGCGAGGTGCAGTCGAGTCCGAATGACTGCACTCAGTGTGGAATTAACTTCGAGGGGTATGCTCGTAGTCAGCAAGCCCTCAAGGATCAGCGCCCAATTGGGATGAAGGTTGCACCTGAAGTTAAAACGGTGGTTAGCCGGTTCCCGGGCGCTCAACCTGTTGTTGTCATCGACGTGGATATGAAGTTCTGGTCGATGGTCAAGTTCATGGTGAAGTGGGCGTTCGCCTCAATTCCAGCGCTCTTGATCATCTTCGTCATCTGCATGGCGCTGGCTGTAGCCTGGAGTGCACTTCTTGGATTCCCGGGTACTGGGAAAATCCCTGCTGTCGCTGTGCCTGGGGCCTCCATTGGCGAACCAACCGATAGCACCTATATGGATATGCCTTCCGAGCCAGACGTAGCTTACTTCCTACTGAAGATGCAGAAGTCAGGCTCTGGATCTGTGGCATTGGAGGTTAAGAGAAACGCCCCGACAGGAGTGACCTACCAGGCTTTAAGCGTCGAGTGCACAACAAGGATGATTTCTGTCGATGCTGATTCGCCGACTTATGCCGGCATGATCTCGACGCGATCCCCAGGTGCCAAGGTCAGGCCACCAGTTGGCAGCACCAGAGACTTTCTGATCAGTAGAGCCTGTCGATAATTTCAGTTTTTGAAGAAGCCCGCCGAGTGCGGGCTTTTTTATTGCCCGGAGAAAAGCATGTCTGACCTCGGAGTTTTGTTCCCCCAACCCGAGCGCGTGGTCATAGATGGCCGAGATGTCGAGTTACGCGCCGTGCAAATGCGCCACTTCGCGCTGTTTGGCACGACGGCGAATGGCGTGATTCAGGTGTTGGCGAGCGGTTCGGTAGAGGCCATCCACCGCTTTGGTGAATCGCACTCGAAACAACTCGTCTCCGCCGTGTGCTCCACGACCAGCCTGTCGCGCTGGCGGGCCAGGCGCCTGCCCGCAAGCGTTCTGATGCAGGTGATGCTCTTGGCCATCAAAGCCAATAGCGCTTTTTTCGCCCAAGCCCAGAGCGCAGCAATTCAGGCGCTGGCTGGGCTGCAGTCACCGTCCGGCTAGTGGCCGCCGGCTTCTCGTGGGGGGAGGTCAAGGAGCTGACGCTCCCTCAGATCGAAGCCTTCCTGGCCGAGATCGATAAGGCGCGCCGAGCTGACCGGCGAACAGACCTTGTGGTGGCGAGGACGGCCCAGGCGAAACCAAAGTTTTACCAGCAGTTGCTGAAGGAATTTGAAGATGGCCGGTAAAGTTGTCACGCAGCTGATCATCGATGGTGTCAACAGGACCAAGGCGCTATTCAACGATGTGAACAAAGACCTTGACCTCACCAACAAGGCCCTGGCGAAGACGGGCAGCCTGTTGGCTGGGGCTTTCACCGTCGGCGCATTGGCGGCAGGCGTCAAGGCTGTGGCAAACACTGCCGACGCCTATAACGCGATGAACGCGCGGCTGCGTCTCGCCACTGGCTCGCAGGAAGAATTCAACAAGGCGATGCAGGAGCTCCAGCGCATCGCATATGCGACCGGTCAGCCGATTGAGTCCCTGGTGACGCTTTATGGCCGAATCAGCCGGCCGCTCAAGGAGGCAGGCCGAACCCAGGACGATATCCTGAAGGTGACTGAGGCCGTCTCGAATGCGTTCCGCGTTTCTGGCGCTTCCGCCGAGGAGGCGGAAAACGGGGTGATTCAATTCGGTCAGGCGCTGGGAGCCGGCGCGCTGCGAGGGGATGAGTTCAACAGTGTGGCTGAGCAGGCGCCCCGCTTGATGCAGGCCCTGGCGGATGGTATTGGGGTTCCGGTATCGGCCCTGAAGAGCCTCGCGGCCGAAGGGAGACTCACTGCTGACGTGGTTACTGAGGCGCTTATCGGGCAACTGCCCAAGCTGACTGAGGAACTGAGTGCCTTCGGCGATTCGGTCAGCAAGGAGTGGACCGCGATCGAGGATGTCATCCAGCGCGGTATCGGCCAGGCAAATACGGGGCCGCTCATTGAATCTCTTAAGGAGCTAAGAGAAGAACTGGCTAAGCCAGAGACTCAGAACAACCTCACGACATTGGCTTCTGCGCTTGTGCGCTTGGCCGCTGCAGCCGCTAAAGGTGGGTCGTTGTTTGCTGGGTTTGGTGATGACCTTGGGTATCTCGCCGCCCGCCTCACTGGAAACCTCTCCGAGTTTGATCGCATAGAGAAGGAAATCCAAAAGCTGGAAGCGGCAGACAATGGTTTCGGCGTGCTCGATCTTCTGTACACGGATGAGCAAATCAAGGAGAAGCTGGCTGCCTTCAAGGCCTACCGCGAGCAACTGATCACCGAAATGACCGGAATGACTGCAGAGGCACGCAAGGCCGCCGAGGACGCAGCGAACCAGGTCCAGACCATCGAGGAGGCCAGGCGATCGGCCAGTCTGGCTTCGGAGCGCAGCTACATCGACAGCATTCGCCAACTGCGGGATGACCGCGTAAAGGCGATCGAGAAGTCTGCGAAGAAGGAACAAGCGGCAGAAACCGCCGCGCTGGCTGCGGTTGAAAAGGCTCGCCAGGGCCGGCTCGACATCGAAAAACGCTATGCCGATGCAATTGCTCAACTGCAGTCCGGCGTTGGTGGCGAGGCGAGCTATGGATCGGCGATGACGCTCAAGCAGTCCGCCAGCGCGGCGCTGAGCCGGGGCGATACCGCTACGGCGCAGAAGCAGGCCCAGAAGGCGCTAGAGATGCTCCTGCAGCTGCAGCAGGCAGGGGAGAACACCTACGGGTTCACCGGGTTCGCGAAGCAGTTGCAAGCTATCGAACTGGCAGCGAACGACCTGGAGAAGTCAAAGGCCGACGCGAAGCTGGATGAGATTCAGCTAAAGATCAAGGACTTGGCCGAGGCGTCGAGTGCACTGCAGAACATCCAGGTCTCATTCAACCTGAGCCCGGAAGAGATCGAGAAGATCAAGACGCAGTTGCAGGAGCTGTCTGGAACTCCGGTGCTGATTCCGGTGCGGCTGGTCCCGACAGGCGAGATGAATGCTGTGTCCGGCGTACAGGGGAGCGTTTCGTTCCCGACCCTTCAGGGCTATGCGACCGGAACCAACAGTGCTGCACCAGGCGTGGCATGGGTCGGCGAACGCGGACCTGAACTGGTCGGCTTTGGCGGCGGCGAGAAGGTTTTGACGGCCATGGCATCCAGAAATCTGGCCACACGCCTTCAGGGGCTGGCAATGCCAGACCTTCTCTCGTCTGGCGCTGCGGCAGCGGCAGGTCAATCCGGCGGTCCAATGCCAGATCTCGGTCGACTCGAGCTTGGCCTGGGCGGTGAAACGGTAAACCTCTACGGCGACCAGGCTTCGCTCGACCAGCTTCTTCGCATTCAGGCCCTCAAGTTCGGTGGCACCAAGCGCGGCGGTAAGCGCGGCTGACCTCTGGAGATTTCATGAACTACCCACTGGTAACCCTGGGCGGAATTCCCATCCCGCCCGAGGCGGGCGCGCCTGAGCATCAGGAAGACCCGCTGCAGGGGGCGGCGCTGCTACGGATGGCGAACGGCGCGGCGGTGAAGATCACGCACTGGAACGGGAAGTCCAGCGGCCAGCTGGCCGGCTCTGGCCTGGCACCGGTAGGGCTCGACGGGCTCGACTATTCGCAGCCGCTCGAGCTGCGGCTGATCCAGCCACGCAGCATTGCTCAGGCATCTGCGAGCTTTGTCTTGCCGGTTCCCTGCCGGCCTGATCGTGAGCCCTGGGGGCTTGCCCTGGTCGACGAGCGTTGGCGCCCTGTGCAGGTCACCAGAACTGGCCTCAACGTGGAGCTGACGCCCTACGCCGGCGCAACGCTGTACATGGTGCAGTGGATGCCGGTCTTCAGCGTCTTCGCCGATCCACCACAACGCACCATGGGCGGCGCCCATGGGTGGACGCTCAACTGGCAGCAGGTATGACATGCAGATCAACGGCTCTGCGCTGAATACGGCGCCGCTTAACTCGCTGGCCGGCGCGGTCACTCCGCCTGAGCCGCAGTTCGGAAAGACGGATTTTCGGTGGCGTCTCCTGCTGATGATCGGCGGTGTCGACTGGTCCGCTCGCCTCACTGGTGAGGTAGAGGTAGATCGGGAGGAGGGCGCTGCCGGTATCGCGCGCTTCAACTTGGCCCTGCCGTTCGGCTCTGTGGAGCCGGTGTCATGGAAGGGACGCCAGGTCGTGCTGACCTTCGTGTTCGAGATCGACGGGGTCACCTACTCCAAGCCTCGCCATACCGGGCGCATCGTCGAACCGACGTGGGACAGCGCTACGCGCGTGCTCAGCTGTACCAGCAGTGACCAGATTCAGCAGCGCGTCGAGGCAATGGAGCTCGCCGACATCGACGCACTGACGCCGCTGGCCAACTGGTCGGAGGATGTGTTCGAGCCGGTGACTGGCCGCAGTCGCTGGGATTACGCCCAGGAACGCATCAGCGCGCTGCCCGGATACCTCGACAGCGACGTGATGGGCGTCATCCGCTACACGCAGTGGTGGTCGGCCTCGACTCCGCACTTCAGCTTCGTCGCCGGCGACGTGGTTGACGGATCGATCTCCGTCTCCCTGGCGGATCTCGACTCCCAGACCAACGTCGTCGAGATCGAGGCCGGCCACCGGTTCCCCAGGCTCTGGCAGCACAACTTCCTTTACTCCTGGCAGCACCCGGACACCGAAGGCCTCAGTGGTGAAAACGGGTTCTGCGCCTGGACGCATCACGTCACCAGCGAATTGCCGACATGGGACATGTTGCGCGAGGCAACAGAAAGCCAGGGCATGAGCGTGCTCGCCGGGGTTCAGCTCAACCGCTTGCCGCCCACTGGCGTCTATTGCACGCCGCCGCAGGCATGGATCAACAGCAGCTACGAGGAGCGCCTGATCCTGGGCGCGAAGTGGGTCGCCTCGCTGCGCGAGGTCCAGCAGGTCACGGAAAACTACAAGCTTCGGGTCGAGGCTTCGCAGAGCGTTGCAGACACGGGCGAGGTGATCTCCCGGGTAAGCGCTGCCGTGCAGATCGAGAACGAGCAGGCGGACAGTTGGGAAAGTGCGCCGTTCGGCCTCGAGGCGATCGGCGAGAATGCGCCTGGAGCTATCAACTCCGGCGGTGACCTCGTCGATCCCGGCACCGAGATGACCGATTTGCGCGATGAGGCTCGCCGCGTGGCCGCTCTGAAGTGCGTGCTCAGCCAGGGCTACGCCACGGTGGTCGGGGCGCACCGCGGAACAACGGTGGCGTGGGACGTGCCGGCGGCGTGGGCTGTCGACGCGGACCTGGTCCACACGCTTCAGCTGGAGGCACAGGGCGTGCTCGCCTCGGGCAAGTGCCGGCAGATCGTCGACAAGTACAGCCTGGACAGCGGGTCTGCACTGATCACCCTGAGCATTGCCGTGATGCTGGGCGGTGGCGCCATCAATGACGTGCTGACGCCGCCGGCATTCGATACCACAGCGGCAATCCCGCCAACGGGCGGCGGTGACCTGCCGACCCAGATTGGCGGCCTGAGCACCAGCCCGCCCTATGACGAGGACCTGGACGGGTTCAGTGGCAACTATGCGTCGAGCGATAACGACGTGGGGCAGGACGACTATCCGCGCCGCTTTGCTGTACCGGCCATGGAAATCCCCGAAGGCATCCGCGACGAGTGGGTCGTGGAAGTGGCGCACACCTACCGCGTAGCGATTCCGAACGACAGACTGGAGCTTTCCTGATGGCAACCCTTGCGGAGCAGCGTCGCGCGAGTGGCGCTGCCATGGAAGCGTCGCGCCGCGCGATTGGCCAGAACAATGCCGCGGCGCGCCAAGCTATCGGCACGAGCATGGAGGCGCAGCGCCGAGGGCGCGGTCTTGTCGACGACCTGAACAGCGTCGTCACGCCGACTGAGCAGGGTCGGGTTCTCAACACGCTGGCCTCGCGTGGCTCTCGATCGGTCGACCGAGGCGTCGCGGACTACAGGCCGCCAGTCTCCGGCAGCAAAGGCGGAGGGGTGGCAAGCCCGCTGGTGGAGAAGACCAAGGCCGAGGGAACCAGCCAGGTGCCCGACCGGGACTACTACGAGGACGGCCTGACCAGTAGCGACGGCCTGCTGATCCTGCCGGCCATCAAGACGCTGCGGATGACCGACGCCAACGGCGCCGACGTGGAGTTCCAGCTGGCCAATCCGAAGGAGACTCTATGACCGAACCCGTCTGGGGCTGGCCGTGGCACGGCCGGCTCGACAGTGCCGGCCTGCACCTGCCCAACGGGCAGCTGATCAACACGGTGTTCATGCCCGGTGATATGCCCTGGCTCACTTACCGGCACCAGGTGCCCGGCATCGCGCCGGTGCAGCGCAGCGATGAGGAACTGGCAGCAGATCAGGCCGCCGGCCGGGAGTGGCGGAATCAGTCGATCCTCTGCGGCCGCTCCTTCAACCTCTATAACCGCGACCTGGGCGGCTGGGTCTACAGCGCGCCGGACGGCAGTAACTGGATCATCAACCTGGAAGGCGAGACGGCGACGCTGTTTGGCGTGCTCGGCGGCAAGCAGGTGATCAGGTCAATGCCGGTCACCTGGCCGGAAGACCTCGGGCAGTCCACGCCGGTCATTGCCGGCGCGGTGGTGAAGCGGGACAACACGCCTGTGGATATCTCGCCGGACGGCTCCCGCGCGGTGCTGATGCTCTACATGGAAGACCCGGAC